CTGCGGCCCGCCATTCGCCACGCGCCAGCATGGTGGGCTTGTTGTGCTCCTGGATGTGTGCGCCGCAGTGGCGGCAAACGTAGTGGGCGGATGACGGTATAGCGCGGCCTGCTTCGTCTTTAGCCCACTTGATGCCGTGGTTGGTGGATGCGCCCCACTCCAGCACCTGAAACTCGTCGCAGTGGGGGCATGGCACCCAGAACTGGCAGCGGTCGCTGGCCAAGTATTCGGCCTCGACGCGGCTGAAGTCTCGGGTGGTGGGGGTGCTGGTCTTGAGCCGCTTGCGCCGGGCGAAGGTGGACTGGCGGGCTTCGGCCAGGGCGCTGGGGTCGCCCTCGCCGTCCACGTCGTGCGGCCAGGCGTCGATCTCGTCCATGAACAGGTCGCGCACGGGCATGGAGCGCAGGCCCGCTGCGCTGTTGGCACCGGCCAGCGCCCATTGGCCGCCTGGGTATTCTTTGAGCAGGGTGGTGTTGGCGTCGTCGCGGCTGCGGTTTTCGCGCACCTTGCGCTTGAGGGTGGGCGACTCTTCGATCATGGGGGTGAGGCGCTGGCGGCTGTAGCGCTTGGCCATGTCGATGGTGGGCTGCACGATCATGGCCGGGCCGGGGTTGACGTCGGCTATGTAGCCCATCCAGTTGCTGCCGATGGTGGTTTTGCTGGTCTGTGCGCCCCACATGAGGATGACCTCTTCCACCAGGCTGTGGGCCGACAAGCAGTCTTGTGGCTCGCGGGCATAGGGGGTGCGGGCGCAGCGGTAGGGGCCAGGCTCGCTGCTGTCTTTGCTGGAGAGGCTGCGGTATTGCTCGGCCCATTCGGTGACGGTGATGCGCGGCGGGGCTTTGAAGTACTCCAGCCACAGCGCATCGAGCGCTGCAGCCACGTCCATCGTTGCCTGGTCACGCACGGCCATTGGTCATCTCCCCTGACACGAGCGCCATGGCCCGCACGATTTCGTCTTCCAGCAGCACGTGGATTTTGGCGGGGTCGGTCTCAGCGGCGAGCACCGGCACCAGGCGCGATGGGATCTGCAGGAAGGCCTCGCGCAGGCTGGCGATCTTGCCCGCCTGGTAGCTTTTGACCTCGTCGGCGCGCATGAGCTTGCCAATGCGCTCCTCATACTCCAGCTGGGCCGTCTTGGCGGTGTAGACCATGTCGGCGGTCTTGGCCTGCATGTAGGTGGCGTTTTTGCTGTCGGGCGTGGTGCCGTGCTGGGCAGTGCCCTGCGGCAGCGTGGGCGGCGTGGCGGTGCCCCGGTGCATGACGCGCTGGGTGTCGTTGACATCGGCCATATAGGCCCGCGCCGGGTCGGATGTGGACGCAATGCGGGCCAGGCTGGCCTCCACATCCACCAGCTCTTTGCCGTTCACCATCACCATCACCAGGCGCCCGTGCGTTTTCTGTTTGTGCACGTAGCTGACCGCATGGCCAGTCAGGTTGGCAAAGGAGCGCAGGCTGGCGGTTGTCATGCGACAGCGACCTCCTCAAGCACAGGTGGTGCCTCGGGGAACGGCGTGCCGGTGGACTCCAGCACGGCCTGCCGTCCGGTGAAGGCTTGCCAGCGGCGCACGATGACGTCGCAGTAAATCGCGCTGATTTCCTTGCCGCGCCCGCATCGTCCTGTTTTTTCTGCGGCAATAAGTGTGCTGCCACTTCCCATGAACGGGTCAAAAACAATGTCGCGTGGGTCGGTGTAGGCTTTGATGAAAAACTCAGGCAGGCCCACGGGATATGCAGCAGCGTGACCATGCGACTCATGCGATCCTGAAAATGTTGGCAGTCTGTTACCAGGGTATGCCATGCCTTTTCCAATGTTGTCACCAAACCATGAAAAACCTTTTTCTCCTTGGTGGCCAGGCATATTGATAGAACCGCCTTGATGTTCACCCCATGATGTGTTGCCAGCGCCTTTGCCCCTTGCTTTTGGCACAGATGTTGATTCGTGTCTTACAGCATCCGGGCGCATTTTCCAATCGTTCAAAACAAACTGATAAATTGGCTCGAACTGATTTTTGAATAGGTGAACAGAGAACGAAACCCACAGAACAGCCGAGAACACAGGACCAATATGACCCTTCAAGTAGCCAAAAAAATCGTCCAGCAACGCACCGATGCGCTGCTGCCTTACGCCCGCAACAGCCGCACGCACTCGGAAGAGCAGGTCTACCAGATCGCGCAGAGCATTCGGGAGTTCGGTTTTACCAACCCGGTGCTGGTGGACGCGGACAACAACATCGTGGCGGGCCATGGGCGGGTGATGGCGGCCAAGCAGCTGGGCCTGGTGGATGTGCCGACCATCAACGTAGGCTGGATGACGGAGCAGCAGCGCCGCGCTTACGTGATCGCGGACAACCAGCTGGCGCTCAACGCCGGGTGGGACGACTCGGTGCTCGCGCAGGAGGTGGCCTGGCTGCAGGACCAAAACTTCAACACCAGCCTGCTGGGTTTTGACGCGGACTTTCTGGACGGCCTGCTGGCCGAGGAAGCCGCAACCGGCGACGGCCTGACCGACCAGGACGATGCGCCCGCCGTGCAGGCCACGCCGATCACCCGCATGGGCGACGTATGGGTCATGGGAAAGCACCGGCTGCTGTGCGGCGACAGCACCAGCGCTGCGGCCATTAATAACCTCACGCTGGGGGGGGGTATTGATATGGTTTTTACTGATCCACCCTATGGCGTCAGCATCGTAAACACCAAGTCACAGAGCAAGGTCGGCGGCGGCGGCGAAGTTAAGTTTGGCAAGGTCGGCGGCGGCGGCGAAGTTAAGTTTGGCAAGGTCGGCAACAGCGTAGTCGATGCAAAGGACTACGCAGAAATAATTGGTGACGACACAACAGACACAGCGCGGGAGTTTTATAGAACATGCATTGCATGTGGATTTAAGAATTTCATCATTTGGGGTGGTAACTACTTTACGGATTTTCTGCATCCATCCCCGTGCTGGGTCGTGTGGGACAAACAAAATTCTGGAAACTTTGCTGACGTTGAATTGGCGTGGTGTTCCTCAAAAAAGGCTGCAAAACTTTACACATTCACATGGAATGGGATGAGTCGAAGCGGTAACCGAAAGGACGAGCTGAAGACCCGCGTGCACCCAACACAAAAGCCAGTTGGACTATTTGAGGAAATATTTAGGGACTTCGAATTTGAGACTTGCTTCGATGGGTTCATTGGCTCAGGATCAACGCTCATTGCATGCGAAAAAGTCGGTCGCACATGCTACGGCATAGAGCTATCAGCCAAATACTGCGACGTCATCGTCCGTCGCTGGCAAGCCTTCACCGGCAAGCGCGCAGTCCTTGAATCCACCGGCGAGCCGTTCCCAGTTGCAGAGACTGATGAGGCCGCATGACCACTGAGAGCCTGCGTGCCTTTGCCGCCCGCAAGGGAAATGCCGTGAGCTACTGGCACAAGCAAAAAGAGCTTGGCCGCCTTGTGATGGTGGACGTAAACGGAAAACCTATGGTGGATGTGGAGCGCAGCGAGGCACTGATCGCCGCCACTGCTGACCCAGCCAAATCCCACATGGCCAGCGTCAATGAAGACCAGCGAGCCATGCACCGTGGAGCTGTCCCGCCATCACCGCTGCCACAGGAAGACGCATTCCGAAGCAATCCCACCGACACAAAAAATGCAACATACATGCAGGCAAAAACGGCCCGCCAGGTGTATGAGGCAAAGAAATCCCAACTTGACCTGGCAGAGCGCCAAGGGCTGTTGATCGAGCGTGAGCAAATCAAGCGAGACCTGCACACCATCGCCCGCGAATTGCGAGACCGCCACACAACAACGGCTCGCCGAATTGCCGCCGAACTGGCAAACACATCAAACGCCGAAGCCTGCGAAACCGTGCTGCTCCGAGAGTTTGAACAAATGCTGAAGCACACCGTTTCAAGCGTTGCAAAACTGAATCTCGGTATCGACATCGCAACAAGCCTTGACCTGGCCTAAGCACGCCCATGACCTTGTTAGAACAAAAAAACCTGGAAGAAAAACACGCTGCGCTGATTGCGTTTCTGCGCGGCCTGCAACCCGATCCAGCTTTGAGCGTTCAGGAATGGTCAGACAAATACATGGTCATCCCGGCCAGCACCGGCAGCAACGAGTCAGGCCCCTACCGCACCAGCCGCACCCCCCACGCCCGCGAAGTCATGCGCTGCCTCAGCGATGACCACCCCTGCAAGCGCGTCGTGGTCATGGGCGCATCCCAGATGCTCAAAACCCAGGTGGGCCTCAACTGGCTCATGTCCACCATCCACCAGAGCCCCAGCAACTTTTTGTGGCTGGTGCCCACCGGCAAGCTGCACAAACGCGCCGCCAGCCGCATCGACAAAACCATTGCCGCCATCCCACAGATCCGCGACCGCGTGGCCAAGCCCCACAGCCGCGACAGCAACAACAACAACGACATCAAGGAATACGTGGGCGGTGCCCTCTACCTCGCCACCGCCGGGGCCGCTGCCAACCTTTCCGAGCTGTCCGTGCGCCGCGTGTTGTTCGACGAAATCGACCGCGCCAAAGACAACGTCGGCGGCGAAGGCGACCCCAGCAAACTCGCCGAAACCCGCCAGACCACCTTCGAGCGCAACCGCAAAACCTACTACCCCAGCAGCCCCACCACCGAAGGCGAAAGCCCCATCGCCACCCTGTACGCACGCGGCACCCGCCGCGAAGCCCTGGCCGAATGCATCCACTGCGGCCACGCCCAGCCCCTCAACTTCTTCCACCTCCTCCGCAGCGACGATGGCAAACGCGCCCTCTACCCCTGCCAGGAGTGCGGAGGCCTGCACGAAGAAGGCGACAAAACCCGCATGTTCGCCAGTGGCCTGTGGACAGACGAACAGCCCAACGACGGCGAAACCGAATCCTTCCTCATCAGCGCCATGTTCCTCCCCTACGGCTGGCTGCCCTGGATCGCCCTCATGCGCCAGTACGACGATGCCAAGGCCAAGGTGGAAGAGGGCGACGAAGAAGAGATGAAGGTGTTCTACAACACCCGCCTGGCCAAGCTGTGGGCACGCGCCAAAGAAGCCACCCGGTACGACCAGCTCATGGCCCGCGCCGAACCCTACCGCCTGGGCACCGTTCCCATGGGCGGCCTCGTCCTCACCGCCGCCGTCGATACCCAGGCCTACCGCCTCGAAATGAAAGTGGTGGCCTGGGGCGAAGGCATGGAATGCTGGGTAGTCGATTACCACGTCATCCACAGCCCCCCCGAGCTGGAAAAAACCTGGCGCGACCTGGACGAACTGCTCAAAGGCCGCTACCGCCACGCCAGCGGGGCCACCATGACCATCAGCGCCGCCATGATCGACTCAGGCGGCACCGCCACCCACGACGTGTACCAATTCACCGGCCCGCGCAAACACCGCAACATCTACGCCATCAAAGGCAGCAGCCGCCCAAACCGCCCCATCATCAGCGGCACCGCCAGCCTGGTGGACATTAACTGGCGGGGCCGCACCGTCAAACACGGCGCACAGCTGTGGAGCATGGGCACCGACACCGGCAAAGACTACTGGCACGCCCGCTGGGGCCTCGCCAGCGGCCCCGGAGCCGTCCACTTCAGCCAAGACCTGCCGGAGGCCTACTACAAAGGCCTCACCTCCGAATACCGGGCCAGCGGGTTCAAGCGCGGGCGCAAAGTCACCTGGTGGGAACAGAAAAAAGGCGAAGCCAACGAGCCCCTCGACCTGATGAACTACAACCTGGCCGCTGCCCACTACCTCGGCCTGCACAAAAAAAACGAACACGCCTGGAGCCTGCTGCGTGCCCGCCTGGTGCCCGACACCCCCGACCTCTTCAGCCACCAGCCCGCCGCCACCGACACCACACCCAGCCAGCCCGACACCCAGCCCGCCAGCAGGCTGCTCAAACCCCTGCTCACCGCAGTCGTGCAACAGCATGCGGCACAGGTGCAAACATCTGCACCCCCCGCACCAGAGCCAGCAGAACAGCAGCAACCACACGCCGCCACGCCAGCCCCACCCCAGCCCCAGCCCACACCGCCATCCACCAGCTGCGAGGCAGTCGATCAAGCCCTGGCCGCCGCCCGCTTTTCCGCCCTGCTCAATGCCAGAAGGAACAACCGGCATGCAC